AACAATGCAGAAGAAATAAAGACTGCATCTTTGTTAATGGATAACACCGTTATAAGACCATTTCAGGAACTTTTAATAGATTGCTTTGATAATATACTTGCATACAACGATATTAGCTTAAACCTATACTTTACAACGTTACAACCATTAGAATTTACTGATGTAGATAAAGATTTACAAAGTAAAGAAGATATTGAAGAAGAAACAGGTTATGAGTTTAGCAAAGAAAAAACTGAACTTGATAATGTATTAGAAGAATTAGGCGAAGAAGAAGATTTAAGCCAATGGACATTAATTGATGAAAGAAAAGTTGATTATGATGATGAAGAAGCTTTAGATTATCAAATAGACCAACTAAACAAAAAGAACAAAAGCACGTTATCTAAAATATGGGAATTTGTATCAACTGGTACAGCAAGACCAAACGCAAAATCTGAACAAGATAAAGCGGTAAAAGATGTGGCATTTAAAGTAAGGTATCAATATGCACCTTTAAAAGATACATTTGACGCAGAGGGTAAAAATGTTACAAGAAGTTTTTGTGAGAAAATGATAAAAGCTAAAAAGATATACCGCAAAGAAGATATTGAGTTAATGAGTACAAGGGCGGTTAATCCAGGTTGGGGACCAAAAGGTGCAGATACCTATTCTATATGGCTTTATAAAGGTGGTGGTGCTTGTCATCATTTTTGGATGCGTAAAACTTATATGTTTACATTAGATAGTAAACGTATTGATGTTAAGTCACCATTAGCACCAACAATAAGTGTAAATGAAGCTAAACGAAAAGGTTTTAAGCCAGAGGTAAATGATAAACTTGTAGCTAAAAGACCAATAGATATGCCTAATGAGGGTTTTTTACCAACTAATAAAAGAAGATAGATGGCAACAGTACTTTTTATAAATAGAACAGATTTAGTTAGAAACTCTATCATTGATGGAAATGTTGATACTGATAAATTCATACAATTTATTAAGATTGCACAACAGATAGACATTCAGCAAATTATAGGTACAAATATGTATACGGGTTTAACTGATGCTATTGTTGCTGGTATTGATTTACCAGCTAATGCAAGATGGAAAACTATATTAGAAGATTTTATTGTTGAAATGCTTATATGGTATGCACAAGCAAACTACATACCTTTTGCAGCTTACCAAATTAAAAACGGTGGTGTATACAAACACACATCTGAAAATGCACAAACTGTAGATAAAAACGAAGTTGATTTTTTAGTAGAAAAAGCAAGAACCAATGCAGAATGGTATTCAAGACGTTTTATAGACTTTATGAGTTTTAACCAAGCTACATATCCAGAGTACACAAATAACGTCAATGATGACATCTATCCAAGTTATGAGGCTACATTTAATGGATGGGTACTATGAGTTACAAACCAAAGGCAAAGAACATTGAGAAATTAAAGGTATTTCTTAAAAAGAAAAAAAACAAGAAGTAATGGCAAACGAAATATATTTTAAAAGTTGGTGGGGTAGAGGTGTTTGTGATAATACTGTTGGATGGGGTATTGTGTACAAAATTTATGCTGGGTGTAGTGCAGTACCAGCATTACTTTTAACCTTACAAGCAAGGGCAACATACTATGAGAATGTTACTTGTACAACTGCAACTTTAGATGAATTAGAAAATATACAATAATGAGCAACCTTTTAGATAAAGCATCAATTATATTAACACCTACTGCGTATAACAATGGAGAAGCACTATGTGTAAAACCAAGTGATGGGAGTGGTGATTTTGATTTTAGCAGAAATTCAGCAGCTACAAGAGTAAATGCTCAAGGTCTTGTTGAAAACGTACAGATACTATCGAGTAATTTAGTGCAGAACGGAGACTTTTCAGAGGAGGGTAGCGAGGAGGTTTCTAACGGCAGTTTTTCTCAAGAGGGTAGCGAGGAAATTACCAATGGCGATTTTTCTGTAAGCGGTACACCAAATACATCTTCTTGGACTTTAGGATGGTACTCAAACACTAACAATGTAGAAATTGCAAATGGCAAACTTACACTATCAAATTCAGCAATAGAAAGTGCATCAAGGGCATACGCAACAAATGGTGTTAATTCAAATAATATCTTAACTACTAATAAGTTTTATAAATTACAATATGATATAGTTGAAAATAATGGGGCTACAGATTTAAAATACTATTCAGCAAATGGCTCTTTTATTTCAGTACCAAGTGTTGATGTTGGTAGTTATACATTATACATACAGAATACAAGCAATAGTTTGTTTTTATTTCAACTTGTAACATCAAATTCAAGTATTTCAATAGATAATTGTTCAATACGTGAGGTCGGTCAAGATTGGACTTTAGGTAGTGGGTGGAGTATTGGAACGGATAAGGCGGTTGCAAACACTACGGGTGATTTTGTTAATTTATATCAAAATTCTGTTTTTGTAGTTGGTAAAACTTATAAAACAACTTTTACTATTGTAGATTATACACAAGGCTCTGTAAGATTAACGCAAGGAGGTATTGACGTATCTGGTTTTCAAAATGCAGTTGGAACTTATACGGCTTATTTTACTGCTACGCAAACTTCATTGTATATGCAAGGCTATCAAAGTTTTATAGGCTCTATTACAAACATCTCGGTTAAAGAGGTGGGGCAAAATTGGGATTTTACAAGCGGTGCTTTTATTACAGATATAGGTGCAAGATTAACACATACACCAACAGCTGGTACTATAACTTCATTAGGATATTCACCTTTAGTTGTTGGTAATAATTACAAAATGACTTACGAAATTACTGAAAGTATTTCGGGGGGTATTAAAATAAATTCTGCGGTTAATCCAACAATGGTCGGTACTGTTGGAGTACATACAAAGTACTTTGAGGCGGATATCACTTCAATTAGCATTTCAAGGACAAATTCTGGAGAAAATGATGTAACTATAACAAACATTACAATTATAGAAATAACAGACGATACTAACCTACCGAGAATAAACTACGAGGGGTTTAGTTATCAAGATGCTTTAGGGAGTGAATTGATTGTAAATGGCGATTTTAGTGATGGTTCTACGGGTTGGGCTTTTGCGGCGGGTTGGAGTGTGGTAAATAATCAAGCAACAACTTTAGGGGTTTCATTAACACCAATTAGACAAACTGTTTTAGTTAATGGCACAAATAGGCTTACATTTGATGTTGTTGAGGGTGGTGCTATTGTATATACAAATTATCCAACTTTTTCAATAAAAGCAACATTTTCAACAGTAGGAACACATACCATAGACTTATTATCTGATGGCGTTGGTGATAATCGATTTTTGTATATCTACAATAATGGTGCTGGAAATAGTGCAACCATAGACAACGTATCTGTAAAAGAATATCTCGGGCAAGAAGTAGTGCCAGATAGTGGGTGCGGAAGTTGGTTGTTTGAGCCGCAGAGTACGAATTTGTTACCTTATTCAGAGGATTTCAGTAGTACTTATTGGTCTTGGATTGGAAACACTATCGTTACACCTAATACTGTTATTTCTCCAGATGGTACTTTAAACGCAAGTACAGTTACTGGTTTAAGTGGAACTGGTTCAAATGATTTAAGATATGTTAAAAGTGGTAGTACTGCAAATAATACTTACACATATTCTGTTTATTTAAAAGGAAGCGGTACTTTACGAATACAATTATCTAATGGAATAGACCAAGCTTTTGATAGTTATATTACGTTAACATCTGTTTGGCAAAGACATCATTTGACTGGTACTTTTAACGCAACAGTTACTTCAAATTTAACTGCTAATCTTGATGATTTAAGTGTAACCGCTACAACTTATGACATTTGGGGCGCACAAGTAGAACAACAATCCTACGCAACATCTTACATACCTACAAACGGAGAAGCTAACGGGGTTACACGTAACCAAGACGTATGCACCAATGGCGGTAGTTTAGCAAGTATAAATAGCACAGAGGGTGTTTTATATGCAGAAATAGCAGCTTTGGCTAATAACTTAACAAATAGATATATAACTATATCAAATGGAGGAAATAGCTACATTAGACTTACCTACACTACAACAAGCAATCAGTTAGGAGCAAGATATTATGTTAATGGTGCATTTCAAACTGCATTGTCTCACGTATTGTCTGATGAAACAGAATTTATTAAAGTAGCTTTTAAATGGAAAGAAAATGATTTTGCTTTATGGGTAAATGGTATTGAAGTAGCAACAGATACAAGTGGTTTAGTAAATGCTCCAAATACATTTAATAGATTAGAATTTCAAAGATATGATGGAGTATTTCCTTTCTTCGGCAAAACAAAAGCACTTGCAGTATTTCCATATTTAAGCGATAGCGAATTACAATCTTTAACAACAATATAATGAATATATACAAAGCAAATTTTGAAACCAAAGAGCAAGGACAAGACTACCTTTTTAG